ATCGGCGTCCTCTGGCAGCATCCCGCGCGTGAATGTGTCGAAGAATGCGCGACGCTCGGCAATGAGCCGATTCAGTTCCCGGAACCGCTCCATGCGCTGCTCTTGCTGGCCCGCGATGCGGGTCGTCCCCGGCACCCTGGCTTCTCGTGCCGTCTCAGCCACCCGGTGCAGCTCCTCACGAAGTTTCTTCTGTGCCTCTTCCGCTTCGCGGGTGTCTTTGGTGAAGGCACGATAGAGCAACGCGGCGCCGCCGATACCGGCCGTAAGCCCAAGCATAAGCGCCGACCCGCCGCCGAACATCGCCAGCCCGCGGACGAGCTGCCCGATACCGCCTTGCAGTCCGGCCGCCTCAAACGCGAGCTGGCGCGCCCCGATCTCCACCGCCTTGAGTCCCGCGCGCGCGCCCGGACCCGAACGTCCCAGTTGGGTGAGTCCAGCGTTCGCCTTGGCGAGCCCAGCCGACAGCCCGCCATCCGCAAAGAACGCTCTGACGACGACATCCCAGCCTTGTGCCATCAGCCCTCCGGCCAGGCGATACGTTCATACTTCTGCTGCAACAGCACTCGGACGCCCGCCTCTGTCTCCGGTACGGGGCGGCTCAGGATTTCGGCCTGCGACTGGATCAGCCGGTCCCGCATCTCAAACCGCCCCGTGCGCCGAACGAGCGCCAGCATCTCGTGCCATGACATATCGGCTCGTGGCGTCCCGTAGCGGGCGGCGTATTCGGCAACCGTATCCATCAGGCTGAAGTCCCGGACGGGCTTGCCGCTGGGGGCGACGGGGGAGCGGTAGGCACGCTCCGACGCCAGTAAAAAAAACGCTGCACCAGATTGACGACCTCCCCAAGCGACAGATTCGGACAGGCCCCCAACAGTTTCTCCTGCGTGATGCCCGTCGTCTGCTCGAACAACTCGAGCAGCGGAATGATCGACTCGCTCGGCGGGGCGCCGGCGTAGAATTGCTCGGACAACAGCAGCATCCGCATCGCCTGCGGATACGGGACGGGCCGTCCGTTGATCTTCGCCCCGTTCGGCAGGTCGACATCGACGGCGAGAAACGCATCGCGGGCTTCGGAATCGGACACAAGTCCCCCAGCGTGTGAGTTGTGTGTGCATGGGCTCCCCGCTGGGGTGGGAGTCCGGTGGGTCCATCGAGGATGTCTACCCCGCCGAGGCGGGTGGAGAGATCAGTCGAAGCGGAGGATCCCGCCCGAGCTGACACGGTACGTCAAATCCCAATACGCGAACCCGTCGAGGTCGGCGAATCGGTGATCCATGACCTTGAGCGGGGCCGCGAGAACCTTGACCCGGTTGAACTGCGTCGAGCCCCACGTCATCGCGAGCGTCCGCGCCGTCTGTGCCTTGCGGTCAGCCATCGGGTCGTAGGTCGCGAGCGGCACCTTCTCCGCGAAAATCTTGAACATCGGATCGCTGGTCCCAAAGTCGAAGCTCGAAATCCCATCAGTCGCATTCCCGGATGGCAGGAGAATCGGGTCGACACCCGTCAGGTCCATCTCGCCCGTACGCCACACCGGCGTCCATGCCCCGATCGTGAGGGCCGTGTTCACGCCCGCAATGGGCTCAGGCGTGTCGTAGCTATTGGCGGGGACTGTCGACTCCGTGGGGTCCGTGAGGACCATGCCGTACATCGTGAACCGATGCGTCGCGACTTCACCCACGACCAGCGGCCACGAGAACCTGCCCCGGCACCCCACGACGCGGATCAGGAGATTGTGCGCGTAGCAGTAGATCGTCGCCGAGCCTTTGGTGCCAGACGTAAGCGGGCCGTAATCGAACAGCGTCGCGCCATCCGTTTCCGGCAGCCCGCAGGCCACGTAGAGCGGCCCCGCCTCGGGCGCGGCATCCACCCCAGCGCCTTTGACTTCCCAGTCAATGGTGATCTTGGCTTTCCGGCCCCGCGGGAGAGCGGGGTCCACCGGAATGATGGAGTTGTTCGCCGCTTCGTCACGGCGGTTCTCCCACTCATAGTCCAGTTCGATCTGGGACCCGAGCCGGCGGTTGATTCGCACGGCATCTGTCGTGGTGGGCGTGGAGTCCGTGCCGTAGGTGCTTTCGACCTTCGCCTGCACGCCGTCCAGCCGATAGACTACTGGCATTTAGACCCCCTCGTCCCGATCCCACATTGGAAAACTCACCGTCGCCCGCCGACCGTACTTCCCCTCCTGGACTTCTTCCTCCTCGTCGTCCGACAGCGTGATCGTCACCGACAACGGGGTTTCCCCCGCCCCAAACACGCCGAGCCCGGACGCTGCCAACCGATCAACCGACCGCATACACGCTTCCGCCCCGAGCTCGACCTGCTTTGCCACCAGTGCCGGGTCAGAACCAGACACATAGAAGTCGTATCCCACGAGGGCTTGCGTATCCCGCTTGCCCTGGTCCTTCGCCTGTGTCCGCGCGGCGAGACTTACGATCCCCAACAGCGGGGGCTGTGCCCCGTAGCGTAAAGCCGTCTCCACTTTCTGCCGCTTCACGAGCTTGACCGTACCGGGGCTCGTGACGCTTTTCGCGCTCAGCAGTGCCGCGTAGTCCGTCGCGAAGTTCGCCGCCAAGACCGTATACGCCTGCTCGACACAGTCATAAATCACCGCATGACGTCCTGAATCACGAGCCGCTCGAGCAACGACAGCACCTGTTCTCGCCGCTGATCCAACGCAATGCGCCCAAAGAATCGGCCCGGCACGAACCCAATCGGCCCAGCCTCACGCCGTGCCTTGAGCCGTGACCGGAGCTCCGCCCGGCGCTCCCGCTTGAGTCCTTTCTTGCGGCCGGGCCCCCGCGCGATGATCTGGTGGCCCCGTTCGACTAAGTGCGCGTAGGGGCTCCGCGACCCGATCTGGACCTCCACGCCTTGGACCAATCCCTGACTGACTGGCTTCGCCTTGACCTCAAACCCCCGGGACAGCTTGCCCGTCCGCCCCTTGGGGGCCGTGCTCCGCATCGCATGCGCGACCGGCAGCATCGCCCGCGGGATGTTGCGTTCAATCGCCACCCACCAGCGGGTGGGATCGAAGCCCCGCTGCAGTCCCGGCGACACGAACACTTCAAGGCTCACGCCGTCATCTCCTGCGCGATGATGATTTGTTCCCGCCGTCGTCCGTCCGGGTCCACCAGCGAGAAGATCTGAAACTTGCGAACGGTCCCCACGAGCCCCAAGCGCCAGCGGGGCGTGATGTCCGCCCGGTGCCGAATGCGAAACCGGAAACTCGTCTCCGATACAATCCCCGTGCGGTCGGACCCGCTGAGGCCTTCCATCTGGGCCCACACCGTCGCTTGCACAGGCCACGGCACGGACGGCTCGCCGCTCGTCACCGCCTCGGTGGGCTTCTCCAGTGTGACCATGTGCCGCATCAGGCCAGCCCGCACGAGTACCCTCCAACAAAAAAGGCCCACACCTCCCGCAGGAGATATGGGTCACTGGGGACCACTGGACGACAATATACCTAAAACGATGCGCGCATGTAGGGCTCGAGGAGCGCCCGGATCCCGAACGGCAGTTCCACGGCTATCTCCCCGACGAGCACCCCTTCCCGGTTCTCGAAGAAATGCGCCGCCAAGAGCACGATCGCTTGGCGAATCGGCTCGGGTACTTTCGTGTAGCCATACACGGCGCGGATCGTCACGGCGTCGGGCACGGCCTGCGTCGCAGGCCAGCTCGCCGTGGGGCCGAGATGCACCTTTGGCTGGTGATGCTTGTCGGCGCTGAGACTGTAGTTCGAGCCGCTGAACGTCTGTGGCGCCCCGTTGGTGTCCTTGTAGGTGATGGACGTGATGGACTGCACCGGAGCGAGCGGCAACATCAGACACGACTCGACCGGGAAATACGGGAGCATGTAGTCCCACGTCTGCGTCATCAGCGCCCGGTTTAGTATCCCGTCGCGCCCGTCCATGTGTCCGGTCGCCGACTCGATGTAGGACTCCAACAGATGGTCCTCGAGATCAACCAGCACCCGTGACTGGTCCTTCGCTTCTGGCACGCTGACTGGGTCTCCTGCGGGCCCCAATACGAGGACGAGGTTGCCGTAGATCACATGACGGTCGCGCATGTATCCTCCATGATCGGGGCGAGATGTTCCCATGGAATACCGGCGGCGATTTCGTCCAGCGTCCAGTTCGTCCACGCAAGGTTGTGCGCCCACGTCTCGCGAGCGGGACAAGCGAGGTCGTGCAGCGAATGACTGGACACGTCCCACGCCATCGCGCCCTCGTCCAGCGTCACGGTCGGGACACCCGCCAGCACCGCTTCGACACCAGACGTTGAGTTATACGTCACACACATTCCAGCGCCCGCCAAGTCCTGGGCGAGGCTCGCGCGCGAGCGTCGGGCGAGCGGATGGGGGCGAAACTTCACGTCCCATCCGAGCGATTGGAGTTCTGCCGTGCGGTCGCGGACCCACGCCTCAAAGTTGATGTTCCGCACCGCAGCGTCCCCGTAGACTTGCCCAATGAGCAGCGCGTAGCCTTGCCCTACCCGCCACGGTTGCATCATCTGGCCGAACAGCCGTTCCCAACGTTCCCCGTCCGTCGCAGTGGGATACCGGCCCCGTCTCGCGAGACCGTCCCACCCGCACGAGGTGTAGACGTTCCGATCCTGCAAGTGCCCGCGTTCCATCACCAGCACATGCGGAGCCGATGCCGTGACGGCTGGCTGTTTCACCGGGGCGCCCCAGATCACCGCGAAGTCGGGGTCGCGGACGGTTGGGGTGTTGTAGTGGCCATACGCACAGGTCACGCCGTGTTTCTCGAGCCCCGACCGCATGGCTTCTGCCGCGATACGCTGGTGATCGTACTTCGTGTGGAAGTGAATGACCGCTTTCACAGGTCCACCCGCCAGCCCTGGCTCGGATGCTGCCGCTCGCCGGCGATTTTCGTCACGGTCCCGGGAAACCACTGCCGAAACAGGGCGTCCCATTCGTCGTAGGAACGGCGATTGATGTGCAGTTCCTCCCCGATGGCTTTCTGGGAGGTCTCGTTGTTCGCCGTCACGAGAATATGCTTCCGCGCGACTCGGGCGAGCTCGCGACACGCCAGTTCGTCATCCCCGGGCACGAGGTGCTCGATCACGTCAAACATCGTCACCACGTCGAACGCCAGTTCCGAGAACGGCAGCGCATGGACCTGACCGTACACCACCCGGTGACCGTCGACCAACTCGGGGACGACTTCGACCCCATGCACGGGGTTGAACCCCATGCTTTGGGCCGGCTCGAACAGTTCCCCCCGCCCGCAGCCGACGTCCAGCAGGCTACCGGGGGGCACCTCGGCCAAATCCTTGAGCGTGTCCGCCATCCGCCGGGCGCCCATCCGATATTCCGACTCCCGGTAGGCCCGGACGTACTTCGCTTGTTCCTGCTTGCGGAGCGCCGACCGATCCGATAATGCCGCGTCAAGACTAGCCATGGGAAAACACTTGAGCGCCGAGCCGGGGGTACAGTTGACGATCGAGATGTGCCGCGGCAACGTCCGCGCCGCCGCTTCGAACGCGGGAAGGAAATGCTCATACTGGCAGGCGTTCCCGAGCGGGGCGGGATGGTCGCCGAAGAAATGCCGTTGCCCATTCACGACCCGCATGTCAAATCCCACGAGGATGATACGCGTCGCCCCAAACAGGATGGCGAGGTTGATCGCCTGGAATCCCGAGCAGTTGCCGTAATGAATCCGTGCCGGGATATGCGAGAATCCGGGCGCGTCGATCTGACTCGACCCCGCCACCAGCCGCAGCCCGTACCGCTTAGCGATTGCCGACTTATCCGTGACTCGTGGGTGATGCACAGCCCACTTTTCCCCGCCGTAATCGGGGCATCCATGATGCACGTCCCACCAGTCCCCGTCCCCTGCATACAGCACATCCGCGAACGGGAGGATCCGATAGGCGTCGTTGACGGCAATCACGCGGCGACCAACACAGCGAGCCGCCACGTCCTTGGTGAGCGACGGGCCAGTCGCTGCCACGATGCACTCGTACCAGCCGCGCGGTTCGACCATGAAACCCCAGCCTGCGGGGGGCCGGAGCCCCCCACAGGGTTATGGGTTACAGCGTCTGCAGGAACTTCGCAGCGTGGTTGTCCAGCACGTGCCCGCCCTCACGACGGCGCACGTAGAAGCGCACGAAGCCAATGTTCGTCACATTGTCCCGTGTGATCCGCAGCCCGACGCGATCCGCGAGGATGTACGCGCGCTGCCAGTCGCCAATCGCGACCGGGAAGTTGTTCGCGCCGACGCTGGGCATGTTCTCCCAGATGGCGACCGGCCGACCCAAGAGCACGTCCGGCGTACCGGCCTGAAGGCCCGGCTGCCAGAGATACTGATTGGTCGTGTCTTTGAGCTTCCGAATCGCCGCCGCCGTCAGCGAGTTCATCGTCCACGTCGCGCGCACCCGGTACGGCGATGCGAGCGTCGCGGCGAGGTCAATCAGCGAGTCCGCCAAGATCGCCACACCACCCGGCGTCAAGTCAGACTGCACCGACTGGTAGGCGTTGGCCGACCGTTCCGGCGACGCGAAGTCCGCCGTGGTGACCGGCGCGGTGTTGATCATCCCGGTCGGCTTGTTCGTGCCGTTGCCGGAAATCACCGCGACGCCTTCCTCTTGCGCGAACTCCTGCGCGATCTCCTCGGCCAGCCACTGCTCGACGTTGAAAAAGATATCGTCGAGCGACCACTCGCTGGCCTGCGGGTAGGCGTAAATCTCGCCGAACGTCGGCGCCCGCTCCCGCAAGGTCGGTGTGACCGTCGCGGGCCGGGACGAGGCTTCGCCCACCCACCCGGACGTGGTGCCGCGCTTCGACACCAACTCCTTGTAGTCCGAGGTGCCGACCTGGCGCACCTTGACCAACTCGCGCACCGGGCTGAACAACAGCTCGAGCCGCCCAATCTCACGGCTGATCTCCTCGGGAACGGCGAACCCGCCGGCCGCGCCCGTGCCGATCAAGACGTCGCCGCGGATCGTGGCGACTTCCTTGGACAGCGTCGCCAGCCGCTGCTCGTCCATCGGCGACGACCCCTTGTTGCGAATCCACGAGACAAATGCGGACTTGTACTCGTCCACCTTTTTCTCGAGAGCCGTCTTCTTGGGGGCGCTGGCGTTGGCTT